TGCCCCTGTTGTTTTAGAAGCTCACGCTCCATAGCCGCGTCAATACGGGCTTGGGTCTGATTAGCCTGTGCGCCCAAACGTTCCTTAAATTGTTGTCCGCGCATCTGTTGACCCTGTGCGTCAAGCTCCAACTTGGCTTGGTCGATCTGGTTGTCCGCCTGATCCGCAGCCGCCTTCTGTTGCATCTCTTGCTCTTTAAGCTGAACAAGTGGATCAGGAGCGCCAGCACCAGACATCTCGCCAGACAAGTCTTTAACCTGTTGCAAGCCTTCCGCAACAAACTGAGCAGTCAACTGTTCAATTTCCAACATCTGTGTAGCATCCGCCGGATCGCCGCCATTCTCATTTACCTGTTGTAGGTAAACAACCGCAGCCTGTTCCCTAGCCGCTTGCTGAACGTGCTGCATAATGTGCTTTTGTATAGCAACCGCCACCGGGGGCATGCCGCCAACGATAGGACTTGTGCCAAAAATCAAGTGAGCCTGAATGTGTGACTGATGGTTCTGACCCTCAAAGGCCCGCAACGGCAACATATCCAAAGAATTGATATTCTCTTGTGCCGGATCAAGCGGTTGAGGCTCCTCTATCGGTACAGATTTCATCAAACGATCCACATCCGTAACGCCCAGCGCTTCATACATATCACGAAAAGCTTCGTGCATATTGTGTATTTCAGGTGCCTTAGTCGCTAATTCCAGCTTAGTTTGCGCCAGCGTGATCCGTTGTGCCTGACTAAAGGCGTTAGGATTACTAACCGGTATAACGTCAATCTTGTCGTCAAAATCTTCCGCCATAATAGTCGAGTCCGCACCCGCAACCGAATACGGATATTCCTGCGGTAAACTCTCAGACATAACACGAGCAAGTATCTTGAACTCCAAACGCATCGCATAGTGCAAGCGCTTATGCACAGCACTCATGACCCGCGAGCCCTGTTCCATCATTGCCATCGTAGTTCCGACAGGCGCGTTCTGATTACCGTCGCCAACCTTCAAGTTGGTGATAGTAGCAAACCGCTGGCCCGCTTCGACAACAAAACCAAGCAACTGAAACAACGTCTGGTCCGGACCCTTAAAAGGTAGCGGCATAAGACTATCTCGGATAGCCCCACCCGGAGCATCCACGTCGCGGAACTCACCGGGCTGCAACGGTTCATCGTCGTCCCTGATCCGTAGTCCGCGGGCTTTGAAACCCGCAGGGAGGTTGGACAACGTTCCGGCGTCGATCAACTGACGCAGTGCCGCCGTGGCGGTTCGTGACAAACCGCCAATCGTATGGATGAGTCCTAAACCATAAAAACCAAAACCCGGTAAAAACTTATAGTGCGTAAAATACTGGATTTTCTTTTTCTTAGGATCATCCTCTTTGTAATTCCTACGAATACACAAGATTTCTCCGTTATCCATGGAAAGAGTTACTATATACGGTATTTTAATGCCTGTTGGCTCGTCGTCGCTATCAACTTCCTCATAACCCTCAAGGTCTAAATCAACGTGACACTCCAAAATAGTGCAATCATAGTCAATCTGACTAGGTTCAACGCCGTCAATGCGGTTTATTTCGCTACCAACACCCGTGATTTCGCGCTGGGCAGGGATAACATCCACGTCCAAATACATGCCCATCACTTGACGCTTGCGCAAATCGTTCAAAGACATGCGAACAACCTGAGTAACGTTAGGGCAAGTGTCGAGGTCCGTGGTCTCATACGGAACAACCAAGTTCTCCGCAGGCACAAACTTGGAAACCGCACGATCTAACGTCTCATCAAAGTAAGTTTTCTTAAAAGTAGACCCCGCCAGCGGTAAATAAAACAACATTTGATCCATGTCTGGCGTGTAATCTTCCATCACATTAGTGATGTAGTAATTCATAAACTGACGGACGCGCTGACCCTGTGCCGCCTTGGCCCGAGTTTCCTTGCCCAACACAACAGTGCGGACAGGACCCGATGACGGTAGAAGCTCGTTAAACGCCTGCGCTTGGAATTGGGTGGCTGCTTCAGCTAATAACGGGTGAGTGACCCCTGTGGCCCCTCTGAAGGGCTGTGTGCGCTCCTCATAGTTAAAGCCTAGCAAATCTAAGCCATTTGCATACGCATCTTCCCACTCTTGGCGACTTGCCTTGTTCGCATCGTACTCAGCTAACATCTCACTGGAAATGCGTGACAACTCGCGGTCAGGCATCTCTTCGGCAAGGTTCGCGTCAAACTCAGTGCTTTCGCCGCGCTGGTCGCCCGGTTCAAAGTCAATCTCAACACCACCGTCTTCGGTAGGAGTAATGCCAATTTCACCAATGCCATCCGCTTCAATCATAGCTACGACATTGTTTTGGGAATCAGGAAGCTCAATCTCTAACTCAGCCGATAACTCTTCGTCGGTAAACTGGGAAGGGACCCCAGTATCCATTAAGCTACCTGAGTACCCATTTTTCTCTTCGGCCATTCATCTCTCCTATGCGATTTAGTCTAAGTATTGCTTATACCCATCGCGTTTCGTATCATAAAAACCCTCTTCATCACGAGGGAAGAAAACATCAGGGCCCGTGGGCGGTGACTTAAAATTAGCGGGGGCACGAGGCTGATCCTCGGCAACCGCGCCCTGCTCATCCTCCGAGCGTCCCATTATCACATCTAACTGCTTAAATATTTCCGCGTCAACTAATCGCGTAATCTCCTGCGGAGTTGCGTCAATACCAGCTTTCATAAATATCTGTCGGCCAATAGCGTTATTGCGCGTGTCCATGTCCACGTCGCGGCGGTTAGAACCACTAAGAGCAAAGTCCATAAACTCACCAATACCACCTACTTTGGCCGCGGTCTTCGGGCCGTACTCCTTGGACAAAAGCGCGGAACCAAGCATGTGGCCCCGTGCATCTTCTATCTCTTGGTAAGCAGGCATGTCTACACGAGTGCGCTCCGTGCGCTCTTTCTCAGAGTAAAGCTCCGGGTCCGTAGGAATAATCAAATCCCCTGTCTCGGGGTCCTCGACGTAGGGGTAATCAAACTGTTCTATAAGTTGATCTTGGAAGTCAGGCTGACCCTCAACATAAAATTCTTCGTAGCGCTCACTGCCCGGACGAGCAGACTTAGAGATACCCTTTGTATCAAGACCGCCAAAAACAGCGTCATACAAAACAGCGCCCATACCTCTTTCTCTCAAAGGTTGAATAGCCTCGTCACCAAACTCAAGACCCGTGGCGGGGTTGCGTCGGTCAAGGGCCTCGTCAACATCTAAAGGAACTCCGTTGTCATAAAACCGTAAATCTCCTCCGCCTTCAAGCATGTCGGAGCCATAGGAACCTCTGCCCTGTTTGCCAAAAATACGCTCCCGCTCCTCAGGATACATTTCTGTAAATTCAGGAGTGGGGCTTATCATCCCGGGACCCGGACCTCTAAGGTTCTCTGGGCGAAGCCGGGGTCGAAGACTAGATGACAAAGGCATGCCACCCTCCTGCATGTAACGAATATCGTAACCGCCAGACCCTAAATTTACCGCAGAGTTTCTCATGTCCATGCCCTTCGCCTAGTAATACGCCGCCACTCTAACAGAGTTTTGCTCATCTTCCCAGTCATCTGTTGGCAATTGAACAAAATTTCCTTGTCTATAGCGCATAAGTGCCTGTGTCATACTATCAACTAAGTCATCATTCTCCCCGTTTGGGAAGGCCGCGACCTCTTCTATTAACTCGTCAGCCCAAGTCTCGTCTGGGGCCCAAACCATGCCCGCCTCAAATAATGGCGAAACACTGTGTACTCTGGTTACCTTATCGTTTCCACGCGACGGAGTAAAGTTTACAACAGGAATACCCATGCTTCTTAATTCCTGCGTCAAAGGGGTCCCTGAAGCCTTCGCCTCAACAATAACCGTGTCAGGTTCCCAAAATTTATAATTATCCAAAGCAATCTGCTTTAATTCCGGAAAATCCCACCGCCCCTTCTGACTGTCTAACAAAATTAAATTAGGACCACTGCCCCCCTCGTTAGGATAAAACACCCCCCACGTCGTAATCGCACTGTAATCCGCAGTCTGCTTCTTACTAAACGCCGTATCATAACTCTGAATAACATACTCCAAATGAGGTATCTTCTCCTTCTCCCAACACCGCCACTGCTCTCGGCGGATGATAGCATTCTCCTCACCAGTAGGATTTTGCTGGTACTGAGCGTTCCACTTGCTCGGTGGAATAGACTCCTTAACAGAAGTTAAATCCCCCAAACTCCAATACTCAGGCCAACATGGAGTCCCGTCCTCAAAAATAGCAGGTAACTCAACAACCTCCCACTGATCCGCTAATGGATTTTTTGCCTGCGCCTTCAAAAGCTGACCCGTCATGTCCTTCTCTGACCACCGGGTCTGCACCAAAACAATCGAACCACCCGGCTGTAAACGCTGCCGGGGACCCCCAGTATACCAATCCCAAGCATCCTCAAAACCAGTGTTGCTCATCGCAGTCTGCTCCGAGTGCGGGTCATCAATAATCACTAAGTCACCACCACGACCAGCTAAGTTCGAACCAACCCCAACAGCATAGTACATCCCGCCGTTGCTCGTGTCCCACCGCCCACTGGCCTTACTGTCCGCAGCTAACTTAACGCCCGGAAACACCTCCTTGAACTCGTCGCTCTCAATCAAGTTCTTCGTCTTACGGCCAAAGTTAACCGCCAACTCAGTCGTGTGTGTCGCCTGAATGATCTTCATACTCGGGTTCTGGCCCATCATCCACGCAGGAAACAAAAAGGACGCAAACTCACTCTTCGTGTGCCGCGGAGCCATGTTAATAATTAAACGCTTCAACTCCCCACGGGCCACGCGCTCTAACTTATCAGCAATGATTTTATGATGACGGCCCGCGATAAATTCTGGCCAGACAGTCTTCACGAAAGTTAGAAAATCTTTTTGGCACATCTCGTTCTTTTCAAGCTGCGCAAGTCTTAGCTCAAGTTTTAATTTTTTCTCTTCTAGGATCATAGAATTAGCTGAACTCATAGGGGGCCCCTGTAACTTTTGACACGCAGATTTTAAAATGTTTCACGTGAAACAATCCGCGAAATGTATGCGATTTTAAACGCTATTATAAGACAGTTAACCTCCGTTGGAAATACCCGATGAATATTTGCGAGAAACATGGCTCATGCTCCCGTTAGTAGAAGCCCGGGGCCGTCGCGCTCGGCGCGTGTTTTTAGGCGATTTTTCCGCGTAAATAGCCTCAATTGTGCGAGGGACCCTAGCCAATTTTCCGGGGTTTACTGGCACCGGCTGGGATGTCCCGGGCATCGGATCGCGGCCCGCGGATCGTCGACCTTGCCGAACTGTGCGCGATTTAATTTTCACCGGCTGGGGATGCAAGGGCAGCGGATCGCGTCCCGGGCGATAATTTCCACCGGCGGGGATCGTCACCCAGTGCCCGCGGATCGCGTCTCGGTAGGTTTGGCCATACGTTCGAGGGGCGCGGCCCGCCCTAATTAACTGTTTATTGCAGCCACAAAAAAGGCCCGCACAATGGCGGGCCGGTGTTGTCAGGTAGGGTAGGTTATGAAAGGTCGATTGATACGATAATATCGCCGTCACGGATCATGTCGCGCACTGTGTCGCGGGTTTCATCATCCCGATCATTATCGCAGGCGGCGGTTTCAATTCGATCATCAATCATTTGCTCAAGGCCTGATATATCATCGGTGGTCATATCATCTTTGAAATGCTCGACGGCTTCAATGCGAGCTTCAAAAGCGTCCAGTCGTTCGTTTTTATTGAAAGCGGTTTTGACATGTTCATCAATACGACGATCAAGATCAGGATAAACGGCGGCAAGTAAGGCGGACGCAATCCCTTTGCGTTGGTTGGTGAGGTCGTTTAGCTCGCACGACATTTGATTGTTGTTGCGCTCTAGTCGCTCGGCATAGTCACGCAAGTTTTGAATGTCCATAATAGCGGTGCGAAAATCGGTTGCGGTTTGGGCGTGGCCGTCACTGTGAAAATCAGCGGCTAGGCTTTCGAGGTGGTCAAGGTTTGATTTAAGGTCGATCATGTTTTTAACTCCATATCGGCGGACGGGATGCCTGCCTTATGTATCTACTTATATATAACTTTATAGAAAGTAAAGTATTGGACAAAAAAGGCCCGCACAATGGCGGGCCGTTGGGTTGTTATATAGTGGGCGGTTTATCTAATCAAAGCGGGCAATTTTATAAGGTCCGTCCAATCCAACACGAACCGCCGCAACGCCGTAGTCGTAAACGTAACAAAAAACGCGACCCTCAAAACCAAAGCGGGCAAGCGGTGCAAGCGGGCCGTCCTCGTCGTTATCCGCCTGATATGTTCCCTTGTGGTCAAGTGTACCTTTCCAAGGGTAAGCCGAAAAACCGCCCATTTGATAAGCGTTATCCATACCGGCGCAAACGCCGTCCAGCGTCAAACCGTTCTCGTCATCCTTTGCAAAGTGGCAAGCCTCAAGGAAAAAGTCGGGGATAATCCCGCATGCTTCAACCAAATCCTCGGGACGATTGCGCCCGGTGTCTTGATCCTTGGCCGGGTTCAACACGCGATCCAAAAGAATATCAGACGCCCTAAAGTTTAATTCGAAAATATTTGTCATGTTTTTTAACTCCAATAGCGCGACGGGATGTCGGGCCTGGTATCTACTTATATATAAAATTATATAAAGTAAAGTGATAAGGGTTTGAAGGGTTACTTGAGGTTTATTCACTAACGCCCGCGGTTTAAATGCAAGTGACAGTCCTTAACGTGCTTCACCCTTCGAGGTCCTCACCTCAAGGGAAAGATTAAACAGTTAATTAAAGTTAGTAAAGGACAAAAGAAAAGGGCCGCACAGTGGCGGCCCGGTCTCTTTATATATAGCGGCGGTTTAGGCGGTTACTAAATCCAACAACCGGCCCGCTTTCCGCTCGACTTCGATCCGGGCGTCCTGATGTGGAACATCGCGGGCGATTGCGGTTATGGCTTGCGCCGCATCCCAAACGCTCTCGACCGGGCGTCCCTCTTCTTTAAGGTGACGCGCCGCGGCGGCCTTGGCCATGCGTCCGGACAATCCGGCCCGCTTGGTAAGGAAGTCAAGACGGTCATCATCATCCCGCGCAACCTTGGCATCCTTTGCCGCCTGTACACCCTCGACAAAAGAATAGGTCGAGCCGTTTGCAAACGACTGTAAAGCGGGGCGGGCTTCCATTGCGAAACGATCCGGCGCAAATTTAGTGTGGCGGATCTTTATTTCATGAAAGTTTTCGACGCCCCATAAATTGCGGTTCATACAAACGCCGCGCAAATACATTGCCGCGATGCCTGCCGTCTTGCTGCCGGTCTCGCTGTTCCAAGCGTAAAACCCGCGGAACATCAAATCAGGCTCGCCATTGGCAAGCTTTCCGACTTCAATGGGGTTGCGGTCATCCACAAGGAAAACAAAAACGTCACGATCCGACGCAAACAAAGTTGTGGTTTCAAGTGAAACAGGGGTTTCAGGATCATAAACCGCCATGCCGTTGTTGCTGCCGGTCATCATCCCCGGAATTTTCCAACGCCCGCCGCTATCCTCAACCAAGTTTTTAATCGGCTCTAATATTTCCCAATCAAAAATGCGGCCATAATCCGGACCGGTTGCGGCTCGCAACTCTCCGCCCTCGTTTTGTGCGCCGTAAACTTTCACCAGTTCCTTACCGCGGTTATAACGCAAACCCCATTGCAAACACTCGGCAGCAATCGGGGCGGGCAAGTCTTTAAGATACCCGGCAGGCGCACCGGCAAGTTGTGACAACTGGCCAAAGCTCCAATTGGTAGGGGTGTTTAAATGTTCGCGGCGGTTGTCATCTTGATATTCAATAGAGATGTCACCACGGGACGGATTCGCCTCGTCAAAATCACCCACTATTTTTATCTTATGTGTGTCAACCGTTCTGGAAGTCATAAGGCCCGCATCTTTTTTCTTGAAAGAAAGCATGTTGTCGAGCGATAAAAACTTTTGATCGTCCGGGCGGCTAAACCATTGGGAAGAAACTGCACTGTTTCCGATGCCGTGCGCAAAAGCGTTTGTTTGATATGTCATGTTTTTAAACTCCAAAAAGGCGAGCAACATTGCCCGCCTCTATAATCTTGCATAATCTCGCATATGTTGCAAGCTAATATTTTAAAAAGTTAGTTCGCCCCAATATCGCCCGCTATATGGTGCCGTAATATAGTACGCGGTGCCAAGCTTTTAGCAAACCGGCGCAACCTATCCCCGTCGGTCTCGTCTTGATCTTGATCCGCCGTATGGGTCCAATGGATTAAGACATTGCCGCCGGTCGCATAACATCCGCCCGCCTCATCCGGATTGGCGGCTTTCTTTTTATGTACACCGTGCGCCGTAAATCCGACGGCATAACGTCGGTTAAGTTGAGCGCACAAAGGATCACCCGCGCCGCATTGGTTGCATCCAAAATTCTCGCGGTATTCCGCCGGGCATCTCACAACGTTTACACCGTCAACCGCCCGGGATTTTTTACCCTGCCAAAAATCTAAGGGAACCGCACAAACCGTCGGGACTTTCATTCGAACATATTTAGCCGCCATTGCCGCCGTTTTTGCCGAGTAGTTTATAACAGTCTTGCCCGCTTGTAATTTCTTGATCCAATGGATTGGCGAGAAATGCGAGTAAGTAAATGCAACGCCTTTATGAGGAACAGAATCAACAACCGCATCAAGATAATCTTGATCGACTTTTGACGCGCCACAACCCGACGGGTTTAATTCACACGTTGCCGGACATGTTCCGAAGTTATCATTTTCGCCCGCTCTATAAGTTACCGCAACGCCTTTTGTCTTTTGCGCTCGGCTAATTTCTACAGTCTTTAACATGGTTGCCCCCATTGTTTGATATAAGATAATATAGAACAATATAGAGCATAAAAAAACCCGGCGTCAACCGGGTTAATTTATTTATTTTTTACGTCGTCTTTTTGGCGGCTCGTGAGTTAGTTCTTCGCCATATAATAGTTTGTAAATCCAACCGACTAAAAACATTACCAATCCCCCCTGAATACTTTTGCAAATACCTCATCAAGAATTTTATTTAAATCATCTTGTGTCATGTTGTTCCCTCATTTTTTTAAAGTTAAGTTCTGTTACTTCCGGTTGTTTAAAAATATCCACAACCGCAAGGCCGTGATAGTTTGCGCCGGTATCTTTCGAGAAATCACGCCGCGCTATTTCGCTCGCTTCGGCAGGGTTTTCCGCTTCAACTATATGAGTTGCAGAAACCACGCCCTCGACAACTATCTCATAAGTTTTAAGAGCCATTACCAACTCCCCGAATATGTTACATCGCGCCAGAAACCATCGTCGCGTTGTAACCAAGCCGCAGCATCCCGAAAGATTTTTGCAGTCTTAGCAACTTGTTCTGCCTCAGTATAATGATCGTCAATTTCTGTGTTGTAGTTTGCATCAGGCAATCGCCCTTGCTCCACGGCCTCCGCAATCTCCAATAGTTGGTTTGGATCAAGAGAGGTTTCATGACGTTCACCGTCTGAGTAATGCTGGTCAATAAAGTTATGCAAGGCCCAATGTTTACGCCATTGGCCAAGGTCGAGCCGCAAGCTTGTGACCTCGTAACCATCAGTTTTTTTCCGTTGATGCTTACCGTCGTGGGTTGGGGTAAACTTATCCCCCGTTAAATACATATCAAGTCCCATGTTTTTTTCTCCATAGTTAAGTTAAGTTAACTATGCGATCCTATGCGATTATATAGGACATATCAACCCCAGTAT